GATCCCGACATCGGGACATTTGGATAGAATTTACGAATTGATTGGTCCAACTGAGTAGTCACGTTCCCAGTACCAGCGGGGTCTATCGTATCAAATAGGTCGATCAAATTATGAGCCCAGTCTCCATCAACATTCTGGCTGGCGGCTCGAATGAGTGGTTTGAAGCTACCCCACAAATCATAAGACGGGCATATGCCAATTTTTGTACCGTTCTCTGGAAACACCACATATGTGTCTCCATATTCATTAGATTCGCCAGTATCTGCAGTTGTGCAAATCGTACTGCGATCACGAGGTGGGTAATTTTTCCAACTATCTAGCCCACCCGCTGAAAGTAGCTTGGTGTAGTGGTTTGGATTGTCCAGAGACCGGCGCTCAATCTGTGATGAGTCGCTTGCAAAATATTCGGTTGTTACTTTCCGTAATCCTCTAAACAACGGAGAATTTTGAATAGAGTCGGAGCACCGCTGTTTGATTAACTCAAGTGCGTGGTCAACTTCAATTGATACGGTGTATTGGGATGCTGTATCAGGATCGATGATTGTAGGATTAGATGCTCGCCTGCCGTTGGAAGAATCGGGGGCGGTGAATACAGCTGCCTCTAATACGTGTTGTAGTTTCATTTAATATCCTGAAGCGCAATGCGCTGATCATCTACCATATAGGTTTTCAAATTAGTTTTATTCGACTGGTGTGCCGCCCGTTCGTCAGATTCCATATAGATCCACTGATTCTTCTTGGCACTATATCTATATAGCTTAGGTGGGATCTGATCTGTACTAACAGATTCGTATGTTACTCGATGATATGCACCATTGACTGAGAATTGTGGGAAGCCAATTGAAGTGTCGCCTGTGGTGAATAGCTCGGGTGGTGTACCAGCTGGTGGCATTGCATCCTTATACAATCCATGAGCATCTAGATTAGCAAAGTCCGTTGTCAACTTGCTTATATTCACTCCATTGTTTAGGGCAGCTGTTATGTGCTCTTGTGGTATTTCTGAAATATCAGCAACCGTTTTCTGATCTTGGCCCAACTGGGGTGTCATCGAATCAGCTGCGATCTGAATCCGTTCATTAGCTTCAAGCGCAAATGTGGAGAATAATGGATCTGAGCCAGGGGAGAATCCTGTGCCTGATCCAGAGGCCAGGTTACCTTCCAGCGAGCCAACAAGGTCCAGTGTTTCTTGACGAGCCAACATCGGGCGGGCAACGATCTTCTGAAACATTGGAACCCAACCTGGTGTGTACCCGGTAGTAGACCACTTGACGTCCGATACTTCAACATACTTTCGAATAATTTTCATATCCGAGGTGAATTGAATTTCACTAGGAATTTCAAGAACGTCGCCAATGATAAACCCCCGGCCTAATTGTTTTACTGTTTCGGAGAAGTTTGCTGTAAATGTGAATACTGCTGAAGGCAAATCTATACCAAAGCGAGATAATTCTGTATTGATATCCACTAAGTCGTATTGAATCTTTAACTTGACGGGATTGGTACAATAAGATCTATCTCGGTTTTCTTGGAACAGTGGTGAGTCCTGGATATTGCGTATATCCGTTTGGATAAATTCAAACAACTCTAAAGTATCTACACGCCAGTGGGTAGTTCCAGTGGCGTCCACTGGTGATATTCTCCACATACGAGCAGGGACACTAGACTTGATTGATATTACATTCCGGACATTGTTTTGTGGTAGGTTGACTACATCAACTCCCCGCCATGTAATTCCATCATCACTACGCTCTACCCGGATACGCTTCACCCAATTTGTTTGCTCACCGTCTTGCTTAATTGCGATTGTGGTTATGTGTTTGCGCACCTCGGCGTGGGCCTCACGTGAGTAGTACTGTAGTCCAGTATCACGCTTGAGTACCCCGAAGTCGTAACCCAACCAGGATGATAGCAGCCCAGCGCCACACACATCACTCTGCCAACCAGCAGAAAATCGATCAAATGCATTTGCAGCTGGGTAGTCAGGAAGCGCGTCACTTGCGATAGCTGACCCAGTGCCGGCGGCGTCTATTAGTGTCCCTTGTTGGTGAACACCCAACATTTTGAATACACACGCATCTGCTCCACTGATGTTCAAGTTCTCATTTACCAGCGAATTGATATAGCAATTGTCAGCAGTTTGCTTCTGCAACTGCATTGGTGAACAGGCACTAGAATCTACCGTATCAGGACACGTCAGTTGACCACTGGGATGTACCAATATACAACCACCAGCTGATATTGTGGAGTCGATTACAGTCTCTACTAAGTGCGGCAACGGTGCGCACCCGCCATCGGACGGAGTGCATGTATTTCGAGGAATGAAATTAGATTCCGACGACTGGAGAGATGTTGGAATCTCATTTGGTTGTATGGTTTTTTCAACAGAAGGATCTAGAAAAATACTCATTATTATCCTTTAGTGATGCTGGCGCCGATGCCCCATGTCTCAACATCTGAGGCAACGTAGTCATCTAACTCCGAGATCAGCAATGTTTGCATCGTCACCGCCTCAGCCTTGAGAGATTCAGCATTCAATGTGATGCTACCGCCAGCGCCAGCAAGTGAGCTGAACTTGCCCCGCATATTGCCAAGCATGATCATAGCTTCTGATAGTGCCCAATCTTCGATCCAATTTTTCGTCATTCTATCAGTCAACAAGTCTTGCTCTGTGCGTTCGATTACAGCATCGACCAGGATTCGTTCATTGTTGCCGATATTTCGCATGATCGATAATAATCGCTTACGTTCTGTCCATTGAAATTGGAACTCACGCACAAACAGTTTATTGACGAGAGATTGATAAGAAGACATCAAGTGGAACGATAGTAAGTCGAATGTGCCGCTAGAGTATAGTTGTTGGACTAACTGTTGTCCGTACAAATCACTACCACCACTGTTGTTCGTGAGTAGACCCCCTCGTGTACGGTATAGATTCAAGACGTCTACAATTGTGTTGAATCCAACTGAGCGGCTAGTGAGAAGATAATTTTGTTGACCACGCTTGAGATCCAAGAAGAAGTATGCACGAGAGTTCCCAGCGCCAGAATCACGGCGAATATAGTCTAAACCTTTTTGAACAGCAAGGTCCATTTGCTCACGAGACAACTCAACATTGACTGTCGGTGCACCTAACCGGGTAAACAGGTTGTTTATTATTTTTCTACGCTCATCAACTGAACCGTCTGTTCCTACACCTATCTCTTCTGTCATAGGACGGCCTGAGTAGCCATCCAATCCTAGGATTGGAGTGCCTGCAGTAAAAGTAAGGTCTATAAACAGGAGGGGCGATGAGATCACTTCAATCATTGACGGCTCGCCGCACAATTGAGATACAATGTTGATATTGTTGATTTCGTTCCAGGCGGCAATAAAGGGTGCTGTGATTTGATCCCAGGTGCTGCCCGTCCAAATGTTGAGGGCACCAGAAGCACTGTTCAACCATCGAGTGCCGACTGGGATCACCAATAGTGAGGTCGAAAATGGTACTACTACCCAAGTGGTAGTCGAGTCCCGCTGAAATAGTTGACTACCATCGTACCAGGTTGTGCCGAGCACGGGCTGGGTGGGGTCTGTTACAGATGATGTTGGATATATTTGCGACCACGTCGATCCAACTCTCTCGTACCAAAGTCTCGTAATGGTATTAAACCAATATCCAGCAGTGAGTGCGGACGGACTCACGATGGATTGGAGAACATTTACCCCGACCCAACTACAATTTTCAACAGTCCCTACTAGTTTAAACCAGAGACCTAGTGTTGTGTTGTACCAGAGAGACCCTTGGGTGATGGGTGATTTGGTGGCGGGATTGGTAGTTTGGATAAACAGTTTACTTGTAATATCGATCCACGTAGTCCCATCCCATTCGCTCAGAGTGTTGAGTGTGGTGTTGAATAACACATCTGCTACAGCCAGGTCAGTTGGCTGCTTATGGTACACAATTGCTGTCACACTCACCCAAGTGCTTGATGAGTTATACTGCATCAAATGTTTTGTGAGTGGGTCAATCCAGTATTGGTGATTAGTTGGTGATGCTGGAGCTGTAGTAGATAGAGTTGCTGGGGTAGCTACCCAAATACTACCGTTCCAAACGCTCAGTACCATGGTCATTGGGTTATACCAGAGTGACCCTGTCGTGATCGTTTGGGGAGTTGTGTTCATCACCAATACGGTTGGCGTTGTCCAAGTATCAGAAGTATCATTCCAACGGAAAAATACATCACCTGATTTCCAGAAGTTAGTACAATCGAGCATTGGTGCTTTGTTGGGATCGAGTGCTGTTACTGTGGTCGCGACATCTTTCCACACAACACCATCAAACTGGTGGGCGGTAGTACCGTCATACCAATAGTCATCACACTTAGGTAGGGATGGGTCGCTAGCATACGATATAACTGGAGATAAAGGTGATGGTGGTACCCAAGCGGTACCAGACCAGAGTTTCAGCTGAGATGTTGTAAGGTCAAACCAGGCTGAGTTAGTAGGTGGGGCAGTTGGATCAGCGTTAGAGATCACTGGTTTTACAATATTATACTGAGTACCATTCCACTGGGACCACAAACCACCAACATACGAGAATTGTCCATAATATGGTGCAGTGTTTTGTTCAAATTGGTTGATTGCAGTATGCTTCCAACTCTCGTTCAACTCATCAACAAGCGTCTGGTATGTAGATAGCGCAGATCCTCTGAGAACGAGATCTATTACCTTATCATCAACGTTCAATTTGATAGGAAAGTTGTTAAGTGCAGGTAATGTAATCGGAAGGGTTGCAGTTGGGTCGACTCCATTAGTCTGTATACACTGGTACCCCGCAGTACATTTGATTTCACTAGCACTTGGGTTGGATTGTGCATAGCTGTATATGCCGCCCTGGTTGTACTGGCACACTTTATCAATCGCAAAGAAGCCGAAATAATAGGCGGTGCAGCTGGTGTCAAGACCAGTAACGCTCACACACCCCGTCGTGGTGTCGCTATTGCTGCTCCAGACTACTTTTGCAGCGCCTATCTTATCACCAGCAAATATCACATTTGACACATTACTGTCGCCTGAATAGCAACACATTCCGTCCTTGGGTTTGTCTCCTTGGGTTATGGGGGCGGTGCTCACTAAGAGTGTCCCACCTGCGTAGTGCCCAGTGGGAGTTCCACAGCCCGTCTGGGGTGTAGGAGGGACAGGCGACCAACAAACGGTACCAGTCGTATCAGACGTTCGTGTGAAGGTTAGGGTTTGAGTATTTCCTTCGGTCCGAATTGCACCAGGAGTGTCGAAGAATGAAACGGCCATTAGTATTGTGTAGTTGGTATGATCTTATTTATCTTTGCAATAAATACACGACAGTCGAACTACCTGTGCCACATGAAGCTAGTCAACATTTTAAGTATGCGTCGGAGCATCCAAGAAGCATATAGTACGTATCTACCCACTGTACTAAGCACACTAAACACACCTGAGAAATTTATGGTGATGAAGCCAACTGCAATCACTCAGATCGCCCAACTGATTACTGCACTGTCTATTATATCAAATGATAAGTTCAAAGAAACATTAAAATTGTCGGATTCAGATGTGTTGAATTACATCACAAAATTAGGATCTGATTCGTCAGTGGCAGCGAAACTTGTCGAGATTTCCAAAAAATCTCCATCCCAACTAACAGCCCTGACTACACTGCTGACAGATTTTCAAAAACTAGATCAAGGAAAGAAGCAAGAATTAGTTGGGCAAATTACCAAATTAGACACAAAGCTTCAAGCTCTTTGTGCAGAACTGGAGAAAACGACAGCGCAAGAAAAGCAAGAAATTGATAAGGTGGCTCAGACAGCTGTACCAAACCTTACTCTCTAGGAGTAATGTAGGCTTTGTGATAGAAGTACTTGGTCCGTGCTTTTATTTATATGCCCTCATTAACTTTTAAAGGATCAGAATGGCACGAAAACTTAGTTCTCCCCTTTCCCGCAGATCTACCGCTGGTACTACCAAGCGCGATCAGTTTATTAATGTAGAGACAGATGCTCAACTAAACGCAACCCGCAGGAGAAAAACGTGGACAGAAAAAGATTGTGTTGATGTGTCGCCATTGACAGATACACAACGTGATGTATTTCAATGTTGGTACCAACGGAGCGATTCACATCTCGCACTCACTGGCAGTGCCGGCACAGGAAAATCGTTTATTGGGTGTTACTTGGCTATAAATGATGTGCTAAACCCGATGACTGAACAAAAGAGATTGATTATCGTTCGTAGTGCTGTACCAACCCGTGCTAGTGGCTTTTTACCTGGTTCTCGGGAGGAAAAGGAAGAAATCTACCAAGCCCCATACAAAGAAATTTTCAGCAAGTTATTCAAGAGAGCTTCAACATTCGAAGACATGTTAGAGGCGGGGGTGATTGAGTTTGTTACTACCAGCTACATTCGGGGATTGACATTCGATAACTGTATCATTCTAGTTGACGAGATCCAATCGATGACTCAACACGAAATTGATAGTGTGTGTACCCGTCTCGGTAAAAACTCTCGGATTCAGTTGATTGGGGATTCTAGGCAGGATGACTTGCATTCAAAGAAGGGAACTGAAGTCAGTGGCTTTGAGTATGCAATCAACACAGCCCGACACGTATCCAGTTTCGACATCATCAAATTTACTCACGATGATATCGTACGAAGTGGATTTGTAAAAGATTGGATCATCGCTAGCGAACGTTCCTAATCATATATAATTCGCGTAGGGAGATAGTTAATCCTTAACCCTACGCGAAATGCATTACACAGTACAGAAACAACCAAAATATGAGATTTACTTTTGCGACACGAGGGGCATGTTGCGGCAACAAAACTGGTGGGGTTAAATTACGGTCAACAAATTACGCTGTCGCTGCCGGATCTGCTCAACTATCACTAACACGAGCGTTTGATGTGTTTTACACTAATTATCACACCCAACCAATTGAAATTGTGTTAACTCAACCAGAGCTGGTGATAATTCAAGCAGAACTCCCTAACAGTGAGTTTTCACTCACTGAAGATGTATTGCACTTTCGAGGCTATCCTATTTCTGTCGAACCACTATGATGCAACGATTTGTCAGTAGTTATATTGCAACTCAATATGACGCATCTACTCGACTAGAGGCGTGTCGCACTTGTGACAAGATGAATTCTTTGATGTTGTGTGATCAGTGTGGGTGTTTTATGCCAGCAAAAGTTCGCCTTAAGCACTCATACTGTCCAATTCAAGTTTGGGGGCCGATAGAGGATGATGGTAAGCAACACCCTATTTCGTCAGAGTACTTTGAAGAGCTCAACAAAGATTGACACCACGATAGCGATACCAGTGAGGTTTTTCTGCAATTCGGGCATCTATTCGCTCGGTAACAATATCGATATCCCGTTGATCTGGTACCCAATCTAGGTACAGTCCAGCATTTATGAACGTATCACTATCAAAGTGCGACTCTTTGTTGTAATTGATGCCCCTGACATCTAACTCACGTTTAATTTGATTGAAGCGTTTGGCTAAGTAAAGACCCTTGTCGTAAAACCACGAAACGTGGCCGGTGTTTAGCGTGAACCGTGGAGGCATTCGCTCTAGTACTCGTTCTACACCAAAAGCTCGTAGGCTTCTGATTAGCGATTTGGGTACCATCTTTAATTCCCTGAATTCCGAAAACGCGTGTTGATCTGTCAGTAATACTGGATCTATTAAGTTAATTCGGGTCATTTTGATTTCTCGGTACTCTGCTTGATAACTAAAGGATTGTATTATTAAGGAACAACATGCGCACATCTTACACCTATTTGATTGGATGGTCAACACTAGACAGATGGTGCTACGGATGCCAGTACAGAAACCCCACAAATCCGGATAAACTATGGGTTACATACTTCACATTCTCTAAAGTAATGAAGGATTGTCGATTGAAATACGGCGATCCAGATATAATCAAACTCCGAAAAGTTTTCAGCGATTGTAACAAGCGCAGCGAGAGGGGAATCGAGAGGATTCATGGTCCAAAATCATGAGGTCTATGTGTCCAACAATTGTTAGCTCTTTAAGGTTGTAGGGAGTCGCGAGATGGGTCAGTAGTGACTTTCGGTACAATTCCCATGATGTCCCTCTGTTTCAAGAAAAGATATTTTGTTCGCTCGAATTCAACTTCCTGTCCTGTTCGTCGGTTGAACATCACTCGGTCCCCAACAGCTACTACCATCTTATCAAAACGGTCACTAATGTAGGTACCTGGACCAACAGCGACAACCGTGCCTAGGTCAGTATCATCTTCTTTTTGAGAAGCGATGATAATTCCCGTTGATGTTTGAGTAACTTTTTCTTGTTTTTTAATCACTACAAAATCGTGGAGTGGTTGCAGGTTGAGTGGTGTTGTCATATATTTCCTTTAAAATTTAATTTATACAGCAAGTTCCGAGTTGGTCAAAACATATTCCCATTTGGTGGTACCAGCACCCCAAACGCGGTCATGGCCCATCACGTTGAACACTGTGTCATACTCAGTGCGTATGGGATCATAGTCGGGGACTTTCAACTTCAGAATATCCTTGCGGAACCCCCAACGATGTTTACGTACACCATCTACCACATAGTAGTATTCGATACTATTAGATCGAGCACAAGAAAACCCCAACTGCTGGTACATATTACCAGCACTCCACCGATTGTCAGACATGGAGAAAATCTTCACAGGTTTCCAGACTTTGATAAAGTGGTTCATTAACTTGGACGCACCACCTACCACTCGGAAATCGCTATCAGTAGCATATCGGACCAGTTCATACTCCCCTGTAGTATCTTTCCCCTTATTCTGGGACATGAGAATTCGAGGTGAACTGAATGTTTGTACTGCAACTAAGTGTTCACCGTGATATAGTCCCAAGTTGATCTGAGCTACGACTGAACCCTGAAGGTGATGTTTATTCAACAACCCTGCAGTCATTCTATTGGTAATTTCTCGTACTTCGCATTTGCGAGCATAAATTACATCGAGGTTACTGCGTTTTGATATGTGTTCGATTTTTGTAACAATTAACTCCTGATTAGCCTTCCACTCATCTGACCAAAAAAGAATGGCGCCTGGGTTTTCTGCTATAAGCGTCTGTACTAACTTCTTGGGAACCAAATTTTGCCCAAACTTCTCTACATCTGCAATAATCACAATCAACTCAGAAGTCACTCTCAGCGCTGGCACACTCTCCCCTTCAGCTAACAGTGTGATTAACTTACCCCCCACTCTACTGTACAACTCATCTACATAAGTCTGCCCAGATTTCACTCCAAGCGAACGAGTCTTACCAGATTTCTTCTTGCCGCAGTGAGGGCAGCCATGCCCTTCCTTCAGTGATGTGATGCGAGTGTGCCAAGACCCGTGTTCTGAATTCTTGGTACAGTGCACCGCAACTTTACTGTGTACACCTGTCGCGCAATATTGCGAAAAAGCGCTTGTGGGGTCTGCAAGTGCGATTCCAGAAATTCTCTGAACTGCTGCCTCTATTGAGGGCCATTTTTTATTCGCTTGGACGATGTTCATTTTTGTGTGGCTTTCGTAGATGATATTTTGTTGCAGGTCGGGCAGCCTGTTCTGGTAGGATTATCCAGCATCCATTTATGCTTTTTTAGCACACAATGTGTGAAGACTGAACCACAACTACTGCATCTCATCCCTATTTTGGACTTTGCTGTTTTATAAGGTTGTGTGATCGTTAAGTTAGCAATCTCAAACGTTACCTTGTATTTATCAGGTAAGGTGTTATTGAAATTATATATGTTGTGGGATGTGTTGTCAATTATTGGAGTAATTATAATATATTATGGTTGTTGTGCACAACTAAATGCAGTTGTGGGTTGTGTTGAACCACTAAGTTAAATCTTTGCAATGTGTACCCAATCTAGCCCACTGTCCGACGGTGGGCTATCTATAGTACTACATTTCATGCATGCAACATCTAGGGGTTGGGGTTGGGGCGAAGAAAAAGCCGCGGCCCGCGGCTTTTTCTAGTTAGTTGTTCGATAAATTATTCTACATGGGTTCTTGCTTTGGTGGCTACGTAGGTGCTCACAGCTTTAACTATCTCGAGTCATTTCAAATTTTAGTGTGCCACAATCCCAGACTCTCCAAAACCCATGCACTTCCATGTTAGCATATTCCGTAAGTTTAGGGTTGTACTGTGGGAGGATCTTTTTGAGATTGTCCTTGCGATAGTTCCACCTGTGCTTGCGAACGCCTTCTATGACGTAGAAATAAGATGGTGGGTTGTCCACCGTTAATTTGAACCCGAGTGTGGTATACATATTGCCCACACTCCATCTCTTGTCTGCGAAGCTGTATATCTGCTGCCACTCGGGTTGGGTTCGCTTGAAGTGGGTCAACAACTTAGATGCAATTCCGGGAATACGGTAATTAACATCTGTACAGAATCTACTTAATTCCCACACACCTTGCTTTTCAGTTGGTGATTTATTCTTCTGCCCGAGCGCGACCCGTGGAGCAGAGAATGTCATCACCGCAACCAACACATTTTCGAAGTATGCACCCAGAGATACCGAGCACGTATCATTCCCTTGTATGTGATTACTATTCAGCAATCGCTTTTTGTCGGCGGGTTGACACTCTCGGATAGTACACTGTCGGGCATGAATCCTGGCAGGAGTTCCCGATTGAGTGTAGTGCTTTAACTTTGCGGACAGCAGATTAATATTGTTAAATTCATCTTCAAATAATAGTGTATATTTGACGCCAGCCGCCTGCAGCGCCTTAGAAGTTACTAGCGCATTGCGACGATGAGCATTCTTATCTCGAATCGATAGTACAACCACTGCATGATTTGATGAGGGGTCAAAAAACGTCACCACAACCTCTCCGACTCTAATAAACTTTTGCCCGGACGGGAAAATGCTTTGTAACACATCCGCGAAGTATTCGACTGTCGAATTTGCTGAAATATATTTGAAAAATAGTGGGGGGATCACACCTTTGATATTGTGGCGAGATCCTACATTTTCTCTCCACCCCAACATCTGCAAATTCGACACATCAGCGCACACGGCTGGGGGGATGTTATTGTCGAAGCAGTATCTTGTAGGGACAAAGTGATCTAAGTGATACGCACCCTGGACACCAGCCCTACCACGTGGTAGGTTGTTCGGATTTATGATGTGTTTGTAGTTGCGATAAGTCTCTTCAGTCAGTGTGGATACCATTGCTTTGTATGATCCCCATGCGGGAGCTGTCTCTCTCCACTTAACTGAATTAGCTTTCGACCACGCTGTTACACCTGAGGTGCGGTCATTTATGCCGCAGACAATACATACCGAGTTCAGGTTTATCAAATTTCCTGGGTAAGTTTCGAATTTATGACCACACTTGTTGTTATAAAACCATAACTTGTGGGTTGTTTGTCTGAGACCTGTGAAAGGACTAAGCACCTCTAACCCCTCGCTTGCCCACTTATCCAATATTGGCAATTGCGCGTCTTGGATAGCGGATAATCTTCGGTTGTTGTAGCACTTTGGACACCCCGAGACTCCGTTCTTCTTAAGTGTCTGCCGCTTAGATAATGGTGTTGCTGACCACACGTGACTACACACCATACATGCCATTTGGTGATGTGCTGAGGCTCCTTTGAATGGTTCCAACAGTTGAATCTGATTCTCTTCTAGTAGAGATGTGGCATATGGTGGTGGTGCGAGTGGGGTGAGCATAATAAATTGAGTAGCAGCTTTGTGAGTTATATGCGATATTGTGGTATATTTATGATGATGGTCACCACGATCTTAAGTCCATACTAATCTGCAGAATTCCCTCAGAGTAAAAAAAGCCCGCATTCAATGCGGGCTTTTTGGTGCATTATGGTTTATGCGAATGACAAACCGTTAATTACGACTTTACCATAGTAGTCCGAACTATTAGCTAACGATGTAGCAGAGTTCGTGAATGAGGTCTTAGCATAGCGAGTCATCAAGGACATTGATGGTTGATATGTTGTTGGATTCATGATCACACCAGTGCTCATCAACGGAATGTATGGGCAGTAAAAGTACCCTGCATCTTGTTCCCCATTACCACCCTTGTACCCGATAAGCAGCTCATCATCACCTGAACCACCAAATGTAGTTGATGATGCTTGATTCCACATGTATGAGTACACTTTAATGGAACCATTCAACGTGCCAGCCAGTGCTGTATTATTTGGTCCTTTGAAGGAACCTTCAACAGCTGGTGCGAACACTGATTTTGCAGCGCTTTGCAGAACCGACAAGATCATTGGAGACACGACGATGAAGTTACCTGCACCACGACGAGTCTTACGACCAATCTCATTTGTCACTGCGTTGATGATGGTACCCAAAGCAGCGAAACGATCACCAGCAAATGTTGGTGTGTATGGAGATGCTGCGAGAGCACCATTCCAGGTTGCAGTTGTACCAGCAAGGGCCAACAGGTCACTAATGACCTCATTGTCGATTTCTTGGATAATTTCTGCAGACATACCAGCAGTCATTTCAGTCTCAATGTTCAGACCGTGTTGGCTGTTCAAATCTTGCATTGCTTCGATTGTCCAACCAGTTTGCAATTTGCGTGACTTAGCTTCGACAGCTTGTGACACAACTTCCAGGGTTACCTTACGGCCGCCAGAACCTTCGATACGGCCACCAGAACCACCGACGGTACAACCATCCAAGCTAGAGAATCCGGTGTTAGCACCGAAACCTGCACCTGTAGGAGCACCAGAGATGTTTGCTTCGTTGGTTGCACCCAAGCCGGACGCACCAGCTGCGATCGCACCAGCATCTGTGTCACCAGAGTAGTAACGGCGGATTGGCTCAGCATTACCGAACATTTCATCGCCAGCGTTGACAGTGCTTGGAGCGCCGACAGTTTCGTTATACTTGTAACGCATGCTATAGACGATACCGACAGGTGCCTTCATAGGCTGCACACCGACCAACTCAGTTGCGATTGTACCAGGGATGATACGACGAACCATAGGGATCAGGATGTTACGGAAGCCAGCAACATCAGATGCTTGGGTAGTACTGCCAGAAGCAGACTCTGACAAGTGTTGTTTTTGGTTCTCGAGCAATTGGTCGACAATCTTGCGTTTGTCACCGGACAAACCGGTCAGGAGGGTGGACTTGGCTTCGCTCCAGTTTTCTAGTAAATTCATGGTCAATTTTCCTTTCTGAATATTAAATTAGACCCGCGCTTGATAACAAGCGACGTTTTTCTTCTTCTGACATTCCAGATGTCGATTCGCTTACTACCTTGCGGGTATTGCGAGTCGTGTCACCTGTCATCAGTTCCAGCTTACGGGGATCTACCTTAGATTCAGACAGTACTTGAACTTCCTTTTCTGTTTCTTTGCTTCCCACTTTAGTGCTGATATTAGCACTCTCTGTGATCACACGGTCAATAAATCGATCGTATGTTTCTTGCAGCTTGTCTGTGGAGACAGTTGCGAGAATCGTTTCCATCACTTGTTTCGGTTTGCCGCCAAGTGATGATAAAATTGTTGTCAGTGTATTTGCGCGCTGTGACTCATTGAGCGACTTTTTCAGTGCAGCATTTTCTGCTTGTGACTCTTGGAGCGCAGATGTTAGTTTTTCCAATTGGCCGGCGATGCCAGTCTGTTGAACATAGAATTGTTCAAATTCAGAGCGGAAACCTTCAAACATCTTAGCTCCGAGAGCATTGCGTTGAGACTCTACCAGATCAGCTTTGATCTCTTCAAACTCTTCTGCAATTACAATGTCCAAGAATGAATCGATCTTTTCGATCAACATCTTGAAATCACCCTTGACGGTTTGAGAGAGTTCTTCTTTAGCTTCTACTAGCGATGCTGCAGATTCTGCTTCCAGATCACGGAAACTTTCGATGTCTGCTTTGTGCTCTGTCACGTGCTTTGTGAGGGCTTCGGTTACCAATTGGTCAACTGATTCGATCAGAGTATCACGATCTGCTACGTACTCACGAGCGAATTTCTCAGTCAACTCTTGGGTAACAGAAGCGGTAGCTTCTTCACGAGCTTCTGTGACGATCTGATCAAAAGCTTCCTTGATAGACACTTTGGTATCATCTGTCAGGACTTCGCTTTCAAATAGTTTCTTTAGTACTTCAACTGACATAATTTATCCTTTGTATATGGTTAACGACTATATTTAGTATTATTTATAGTGGTAGTGAAAAAAATGGCTAGAGGGTGCTATTTCAGTGACTGTGAGAGCTCTTCTGCTGTTGAAAACTTGAGTTCTCGTGATGTTAGTGGCCGAGTAGATGCAGGGTCGCGGTAGTAATTAATGATGCAGTGGTATTGATTGGGTGAGCTCTTCCAGAAGGATACCTCTGATCTCATACCATGAATTTGCGCACCCCGAACGTAAACATTGAGAACATCTTGGTTGATTTGGTCACCACCATCAGTAGCGACTTCTCGAAATTTGATATTAGCGAGCAGAAAGCCGGCGGATATTAGCTTTCTATCATCAAGTGTGATTGGAGTGTGTCAGTTTGACAGGTTGTTTGCGGGTCCAGAACCCTTCAGCTATCAGATATTGTATCAGTTTCATTACTTTTGTCCCGCGAGCAATCTATCAAGGAGGGCAGCTCTATCAACAATCATTGTATTGTTTACAGTATTACTGAAGGAATCTAGCCCACCAGTAGTACTCATCTTGTCCTTGTGCTTCTTGATATCAGCTTTTTGTTTGATTGCATCTAGTGCAGTGTTGAGTGCTTGGATGGACACCTCGCCGAGGCGGGCTTGACTTCGCGGCTCAGCATAGTCGATGTTCAGCTTTAGCGTAGCAGCGAGGTCCATTGCTTGTTGTTGAACATCCTGCAACTGCTCTTCGATGGACTTATCTTTCTCATCGTAGTTAGCTGCAGGAGTAGGTGGAGCCAGTGGCAGACTAGATGTGGGGGTCGTCGCAAGTGTCGTCCCCGAGTCTAAGTCGAACACATTCTCCAGTGGGTGTTGAATATTCATGGTGCAATTACTTTGAGCTTATACGCATCATCTGTAATTCGATATGTTGTAGCATCCATACCTTCCTTGATAGCAGGTGCCAACCATCCTTTATCGCCTCTCCACATACCCATCAGTTTACCTGAGGTGCCACAATAAGCGCCTTCAAAATCACCCTTACCTGGTTTGATATCCATCTCGCGAGTGTTGGCAGTGTCTGTCCATTCTCTGTGGTCGCCAAATGTAGCAGCTTTTTTCTTGGTGTGTGACTCATGCACTGCACGGGTTCCTATCACTGAGTGCATCTTGCTTACAAATTCTGGATGCAAATGTTCACACGAACCTTGTTGTGTAGCAATTTCCCAGTGCTGATCAACGTCATTATTTGCTTTTAGTGACGCTGACAAATTGTCTAAGATCCGGATATCATTGCGCAATAGTTCAATCTGAGTATCATCATCACAAGTCGCCAAGAAGCCGACAATATCGTCAATTGCTGACTTGATTTCTTTCAAGTCAAAGTTGCTGATCCAGTCCAAATTTGGCTTGACTTCTTCGGGTTGTTCTAGTTCACGGTGTGGGTGGATTTCATCCTTTGCGTCACCAGTTGGAGGCACGTCGTCAATACTGAGTGCTTCTTCGTCCTCATCGATGTAGTCTTCGTCATCACCCGAGGCCAAATCATCTTCTGTCAATCGAGTAGCGATAGAGTAGGCGCGATCTAACTTATCCAAGACATCTCTCAGAGAGTCTCGGACGTCTCCTACAATCGATGATCGAGGCATTAGGTGAACGATGATATCCTGTACTTGTGAGATCACCGCGGTTAGAGTGCGAGTAGACTCACTCCGGCCTTCAGTTACAACGAATGGATACTGTTTGATATACAGGTCCACTAACTCAGCCATATCCATATCACCACCATAACCAGATGCACGATTAATTGCATCCACAATAGCTCCACGATATTGAGCAATTGCTCCATACTTTCTGTCCCAAGTACGACTATACACTTTGGTAAATAGCTTGCTCTCTTCTTCACCAACATGAATCGAAGAGCCTTCAGTTACTGGAGCATCAGTATAGTCTGATAATGGATGAACCTTCTTGAATTGAGCAATCACTTCACCAACCTGGCCTATCGGCACGATAGATTGAGTGCGGAAAAAGTGTTGAATCCAGTTATTGTATAGGTACTCAGACACCTCGAGATTTTGCCGAGTGCGACGGTACGCAGAATGTCTGATTGTGTCATCAAGTTCACTATACAAGTTACTATATACATCTGCTACTGACTCTTTCAGGTAAATCCGACTATTGTGTTGAGCTTGGGTGGTACCCACTCGTGAATTATCTCGGGAGTGGGTTACTTTGTAGATTACTTTCGGAGAAGTGCGTGAGTACACTTCCCCAGCTTTCTTGAAATTATCTGGTGTTTGGTTAACGACAGTACCTCGTTCGCCCCCCGAAATAAAAATTTCAGATCCAGTTTTGATTTTGCGGTCGTCTAATTCAGCAATGATTGAGTGGATATTGGACAGTTTTGACATTGTATTGTGGACTAATAGTATTAAGCAGGGGTTTGTGTATTTACTATGAGGTTGGATGTAGACAAGAAAAAGCCCCTGAGGGCTTTTTTGTTCTGGTGCAGTATAATTATTTTTGTGGGGGCGCGATGTTCAAATGCACTGCTTGTTTGTCTAACTTTGAGTCAAATAGCTTTTGCAGTAATTCTAAATATTCATCATGCAACTCTTCGGATACATTGAGACATTGAGATACAAGTTGCCGAGCTGGAATGATGTTGAGTTGTCACGTTCAACGTACTTTGTCGGAACTCTTTCTGGATATTTTGCTATCATCCTATCCAAAGCAACATAACTAGCTGAAATTGCCGCATCGCGGATTATCGAGATCTGATCATCACTAAAACCAGCTTGCTTTAACTGTTTGAGCGCTGCATCAGTTGGAATGAACCTATCCTTGTCCTTTGTAAACATCGCATCCATAAACCAGCGATCTAATTTGTTGAGGATGCCTGGACCATATTTTTCACCGCGAACCAACTGTTTGGCATATGCAGCAGATTCGCTCGTGGCAACCATTTCTTGGAGGACTTGTTTTAGGATTGACATAATGATAGTTTAGTTGGCTCACGTATTTAGATTTCAGTAAACAGTTTTGCTAGAGCAGTCGAGATAATCGGGCTTGGGCGTGATGGGATGAAATCAAGTTTTTTCTTCATTGCACGGGTCGCAGCAAGTACAAACGATTGAGAATCTTCCGACCCAGCTTTAATTGCAGTAAAGAATTCTTTTGGAAAGGCTACTGTCGTGCCACGAGTGCTATGCTCATATTGCACTGGGACGTGGAATCTCTCAACATCATTAGTGATGTACTCCAGTTCGGAATTAGATAGTTCTGGTAGCCCAGCGGACCGCAAATATGGGTTAATTTCTGCTGGTGAAGTAAAATCTTTGGAGTTTGTTCCAAATCTCACAGTCGAAGAACCACGATCTGGATTGTGTACGCCTGTTCGTGAGAACTGGATGCTGGGATCTAGACCATCTGAGTACTTAATAAACACTGCTCTGTAAGCATCTGCTTTTGAACTCCCGGTGGGGCCACCAAACAATCCCAGCTCAGGCATTCCTACCCCAGATCGGCTCATTACCCACTTGAGATTTGACCAGTATCCACCAGTCGTAGGACTGTGTTCGATACTAGCCCCGCCGGTATCGAACACCATTTCTTGAAGGACTTGTTTTAGGATTGACATAGTGTGTGAGTGTGAGATTCTAACTATTTAGCTTTTTTCACAGGTGCGCCGAATATTTGATCCTCAGTTATTATCTGAAATCGAATTCCTCTATCGTCACACCAGGCTTGTGCTGCTTGCCACTTGGCGTAATTGACAGCGCGGGTGAGTTGAGCATACGTGCTCTCTTTCTTTTGCTCATTTACTTGACTCTTAGGCTTAATCTCAAGTAACCTCCGTTGAAGAGCCCCTGTCGAGTCGGTTATCTCTATATAAAAATCAGGGTAATAGTTCGCTGGCTTGTTCTTCACTGGATTCCAGTATGGAATTTTAATTTCTTCAGATAGTACTTTGGTAATGCCAGGGTTGTTATCAAAGAACTGTAGACACCGCAACTCCCACGAACTTCGGAAGATAATGTTGTTTAGATCGCCTTCGAATTTACTGGGATTGAGAGGTCGGTAGCGACCTTGGTGATATTTTGAAGCCAAAAGTAAACCCCACATGATGTGGGGTTATTTAGCTGTTGGGTGGTATTAACTAACCAGGTGAATTTTACCGGTGTACCCATTTTTCTTGAACTGTTCCTTAGCTTGGATCACAGCTTGAATTTGAGAGTCTGCTTTTACCATAATGTACGTATCTTTGTCGATATCAAATAGTTCTTTCGATTTTTTGGAGAACATGTACGATGATGCACCTTCTGTTAGTTCACTGGATTCGCCGGCATCTTCCTGAGGGGCACACTTAGATGCAAGAGCTTCGGCTGCAATGCACAGTGCTTCAATCTCTGCATCACAGTCTTCCAACTCATCAAGAGATGGTATGACAGCCAACGCTGAAGACAGACGGTCAGCGGGTGTTTGTTCCTCAGGAATTTCAGAAGACGTGATATCAGGTTGATCCGATGGAGTATTGGTGCCTGGTTCTTCTTGGTAGTCAGATTCTTTTAGTACGATGCCAGCCATTTGAGCGAGGCGGATTTGTTGTTCATTCATGTTGGGAGTTATGTTATTCAGGATTATTTATAAGCAATTCATAAACTAGTCGCGGTTACCAGATGCCGGAGCTTGTTTGTGGATCAGCTGCTGTAATGCGGCCTGGACTTTTCCAGGACCATCAAATGATGTACCTATATCGAGATTTTTTGTTGACTGAGTGTACACCGACACGCTGTGTCGTTCACCATCACCATCAACTACGCCCGCCACGTGCCAGAATGATGGGGTAGATTTCCCAACCTTTAGGCTGAATTTTAGCTTGGAATCTGCTGCTGCCATTTCATTTAAAATTTGCGTGAGGATGGATGTTTTCATGGTTCGTGAATTTTATCGTTCGTTATTTATGGTGTATTTACGGCGTGACACGCCGTGGACACTATTCTAACAACATTTCACAACTCAGTCAACTGAGTAGACAATAAAAATCTACCCGAAGGCAGATTTTTATACATTGGCACATTGGTGAGGATTAGAATGGGCCAACACCACCCAGCATAACACCAGGCTTGATGTTATCTGCAAATGTCTGAAATGCGTGGTCAACAGCAATGGTCAAGTCAATTGTTAATCCGTCGCTGTTGGAGTAGTCAAGGCCACCAATTTTGTGTTGGGTAATGACACAACCTTCGTATGTCCAAGTTTCCAGCACAACATCATTGCCGTTCAGCAAATCGAGGACGGTAGCGAATTTGTACACAGAACCCTCTTGCCCAGCAGCCAAGTACGGACCTTCGGCGCCGATTAAGTGTTGTTGGCGCTGTAACTGAGCTTGTACTACTCGCGAAGCACTCGAACCAATATCATCATCGAATGTGATCTGGAGATCGCCAAATTTATGCTTACCCAAAAAGTTCGCATACGAATTGTATCGATTGAGAGTGTGCTTGTCGAATGTCAGATCAGGGCGATCAACTTTTTTACACTGCATTGACAAGTTCTGGCTCGTTGGGAGGTCCCCAAAACCGAAGAATTGCACTCGCCATTTGTTCTGCTGCTTAGGCTGCAGAAAACCGGTCCCAATATCGGGTACACCACCAACATCTAAAAGTCGCGCCATTGTTTTTCTCCTTTGTACTCCCTTATTTATAACTTTTAACTTTTAGATGTATTCGCGCTCATATACACCACTATTTCTGCGTGTTGTTGGATGTCACAATTTTCGTCGATCGCTCATTGCTCATCCAGTTCGCTTCCTGACAACACATGTTATAAGCACACCACACCATCTAGACTTAATTATTCCGAATTAAAATCAGACAACACATCTTGCAGTGTTGAGAAACTTAGTGAGCAGCTCATCAATCTGATTGAGTTCGGTGTATGCAATTACCAACAATTTAATTTCATTATCTGCACAGTATTGGACTTTCGCTTGGTCCCTACGGCGCTGCTCATCGAATACCACTTGAGCACGTGTGTGATGTTGTGGTGTCCAGTTAGCCTGATCATTGTTGCCTATCAATATAGCCTCGTAGTGTTGCTGGCCGTGGAATTCGATGCACGTGTTATATTCAGGAACATAGAAGTCATATTTTAACTTGCGTCCAGTGAGAGTATTAATACAACCATCGAATGTTTTCTGGGGTTGGTGCACAATTTTATGAGTATCCAACCACACCTGTACAGCTCTCTCCCCTTTACTAGCACTGCAACCAGGGCAGCCATTCTTCGCGGTTATGTGTTTCGCCGCAGTTTGGTTGAATTCCCCATGCTTCTCACAGCTGATGGTGAGTTTAGTTTTGTTGACGAAGAAATCGTCACCTATGGACACACGCGAATAGTCGTATTTGGTCCCGTGAATCTCACGAGCTCTGGATATAAACGACTCGTTTGTGAGTTTAGTTTTGCCTGCACACGTCGGGCAACCATTCTTACCTACAGTGTGGTTGCGGATATTTTGAAGGAATGGTCCGTGCGTCCTGCAATTGATTGTGATCTTACTGTTGACGTTGATTTGTTGTGTCCACACAACATTTGAGTAGTCATATTGATCACCATGAATAGTATGTGCTTTATCTAAGAACCCTTGTTGGGTGATCCGAGAAGTTTTGGCACACTTTGGACAGCCATTGTTCAGGTGAATATGGTTGGCGATTTTCTGAGAGAAGTCTCCATGCGTTCTACAAGTGATCATCACCTTAGAATCCGTCTTTGTCGTAGCAGTCCACTCAAGCAGCGCTCGTGTGTATTCATACCTATCACCATGTACTCGAGCAACACTTTCGATGAAATCTACACTTGTTAGTGCACCTGTGACCGAACACTTTGGGCACCCAGCGCCACTGATGTGACTTGCAGCAGTTTGTGAGAAATTCCCGTGGGTAGGGCAAGTAATCACAACCCGCGTCTTTGAATTGCTGGTGTCTGTCCACTCTACTGCAGAATATTCATACTTGCTGTCGTGAGTTGTGCGTGCCTTTTCCAAGAATATGTCTAGTGTCCACTTAGTTGGAGATTTCTTAGACTTGGTTACTTTTGCGCATTGAGGGCAGCCCTGTTTTCTATGAATGTGTCCTGCAGGTGTTTGATTGAATTGCCCGTGGGTTCGGCACATAATTGCCAGGTGGGTCAATACTGTCGTGGTATCAGTGAACTGGCTAGGGGTGTTCGAGTAATCATAGCGCGTACCATGGATCTGCCTAGCATTCTCTAAAAATATTTCTTGTGTTAGTTTTGCCATTGAATGTGGTGAGAATACACAGAAAATGTGGATCGTAAATAATGGTTTAATTATATATCAGAGGTCCTGCCGTTGGCCACAAAAAATCCACTAATCAAAAAAGCTGGCGATGATTCGAGCCTGACAGAAGATCAAGCACTTGAATACACTAAGTGCTTCAGTGATCCACTATACTTCATTGAAAATTACATATACGTCCGTCATCCAGTGAAGGGTCAGACACTATTTAAGTTGTATGATTATCAACAAGAGTTGGTTGCAATGTACAACAACAATAAAGATGTGATTGTTCGTTGGAGTAGGCAGGCCGGCAAATCAGAGGTTAGTTGCGCTTACTTGTTTTGGTTCTCTGTATTTCGCAAAGACAAGACCATCCTCATTGCTAGTAATAAGCACAAGAACTCCAGGGCCATGATATCGCGCATCAAGTTTATGTATGAAAAAATGCCCATGTGGTTGAAGCCTGGGGTGAAGGATGATGGTTGGAATGCACTGAGTTTAAAGTTCGACAATGGTAGTGTAATTGAGAGTGATGCTACCAGCGAGACGACTGGCCGGGGTGGATCCTTTTCTATTCTATATCTTGACGAGGTAGGTTTCGTGCCGCCCAAGATGCAAGAAATGATGTGGGCTTCGATTTCACCAACTCTAGCTACTGGTGGTAAGTTGTTTAT